TCTTTTTGATAGTCCCACTTTCTGCTTTGTTGACAAATATCTTCTGGATATTTCAATATCAAACATTTAATTTTAAAATCAGATAAAACTTTATTGTCGATCAATTCTTTTGTTGTCGTTACTTTGAAAGTTGGACCAAACAAACCTTCTAGAACAAGCTTGTGCGTTTTAGTTCCATCAAGAGTTCCTGTGCAACCAATTCTATACCTTGCGTTTAGAAGTCCGGTCATGATTGTTGCTAGTGATTTCGCTTTAAATTGATGTGCTTCATCACCCAAAACAAAATCAAATTGTTCGAAGTAAGATTTGTCCAGATTGTAAATAGACTGCCAAGTTGTAATTGTTAGAAATTTGTTTGTGTGTTTTTCTTTTCCGGAATATTGACGATGACAAAATGATTCGACATCGTATCCATAGGATTTAAAATCAGTATACATTTGTTCCACTAGAGATGTTGTAGGAACAATTAGTAGACCTTTATTGCATTGCTGCTGAATGTATCGTACAATCAGATATTGTATGAATGATTTACCAGATGCGGTTGGTGATAAAAGTAATATTCTTCTACTTCTTATTGCTTGAACAAAAGCGACCTTCTGATAATCTTTTGGCTGAAAAGGTATGTTTAGAGTTGATATAAACTCTTCTGCTTCTTTTAATGAAAAATTTTCTTCTAACTCAACATTCTTATCAAACGTGACACTATATTTTCTATCAGAGCAGAATTTTTTGATGTATGGAACTAATCCATAATAAATTTGATTAGTTTTTAAATCAAATAAACGTATTTTTCCGTCCCACAATTTATTTCTATAAGCAGGAACAAATTGATAACCTGGGACTTGAAACGTGAAGTAGTCTGAGATTTCTTGGCTCGTACTACGTTCACATTCTAATTTGATGAAAGCTTCATTTACTTTCGTTACAGTAACATCATACACCTTGAATAAATCTTTCCCATTCTATAAATGATCTAAGTTGAAATGTCCTACTATGTAGTTCTTTCAGGATCATCTCACAGCAACTAACGATCTCGTCATGTAATGTTTTGTTTGCAATACATTTTTGAATATCGACATCACCTTCAAGATAAGTTGATATGTCACTTTTCAAGACAAATGGAAATTGATCCCATCCGAACTTTTTCAAGTCCTCATGGCTCATTTTACCTGAATAGTATTCCCACTTTGTTCTCTTCATTTGATTGTATTTAAACTCCGCTTCTTTCGACAAAAGTTTGTGTCTCGAAAGAATGTTTAGATATTTGCTATGAAGTTTGGGAATATCAAGAAGTGCTTTACCAGGTTCGGTTCTATCAATTTGACTGTCTTTTTCCCACTCAGACATCAATTCATCAAGTTTAGACATAATAATCCTCCTAGACGGAGTATATACTAATCAAAAAAGTTTTTCAATATTAAAATAGGTATATCTGAATGATGCGTCTGCGGTGATAACACTTTCTGGTGTGTCTTGGGTAGACAACATGAAAGATGATAGTGATGTTGGGAAAACGTTGTAAAACTTAAAACGATAGTATGGAGTAAACGACGAAGAATATATCGTTAAAGTTGCATCTGAAAATTGAGGTGTAACTGGATTACTAAACTTGGAAAGTTTATCTAAGTTGGCATACTCTTCAAAGTTTTCTGGAAAAGTCATACCTCGAATCCAATCATGAATTTCTACCCACGAACGCATTTCTTCATCCATCGCAAAGGTAACATTCAGAATATCATAGATTGCTTTTTCACCTGGAGAGTACATTTCAACAAAAGGTGTGGCAATAGGTATTTCACCTAATGATAAACCAGGAACACTCACCATTTGACAAAAGAATTCCATATTAGGAATCCTTTTAAATGACAAATGAAACTTATTAGGGTGTAAAAAGTTTTGATTTGTTGGTGTTGTAGATAGTGCGGTATTAGCCATATTTTATATAGTTTGATATATCTTTATTTATGTATAAAAAAAGAGGAGAATCTTTCGACTCTCCTCTTAAAGGGCAGAACCCTAACTTCTATCTCTCTAAGGAGATTTAATTACATAAGATTTGCGATCTTGAATGCTCTGTAGTAGTTGTTGCTTGTTACAGTAAGAGCACCGTTGCCTTGTGTAGTACCTTCAGCAAATGGGTTAGCAACTAGACCATAACGTGTCTTAAAGCCGATCTTTGGCTGGAAGGTGTTAGTGTCAACAGCGCGAACCATTTGTAGAGGAACGTATGGGCAGTAGAAAAGACCTGCGTCATAAGCATTCGAACCTTTGAAGCCGATGACTGCAAACTCAGATGTTGAACCTGTTGGGAAGTATGGGTCGATGTAGACCTTGATACGACCGAAGAGAGTACCAGCAAATGTGTTGCCTGTATCATCAACTGTTAGGCTAACTTGCCCACCAAGAGCAGAGTTGTAATCAAGAATACCAGCCATTGCAAGAGCCGATGCTACGTCTGACGAGCAGATCATAACATTACCTTTACCACGACGAGTCAACTTAGCGATTTGATTAGCTTCACGCTCGATTTGGAATGCAAGACCTTTAACTTTCTCAACCATCCAACGACCATTTGAATCTGTGTCTAGGTCGAATGTACCAACAGTTGTTGTACCAACTTTACATCCAACTTTTGCAACAGTGTAAATGGTGCGAAGAACTTCACGATTGATCTCAGCAAGAATTTCTGAAGAAAGAATATTGCTGAGTTCTGTTTCTGCGTCAAGACCGTGAACTGCTTTAAGGTCTTGTGCAAGTTCCATCGAATACTCTGCTTTAAGAGCGCGTGTCTTAGCAGTAACGGTAACTTTTTCAATGCTGAAACCCATCTCGTTAGGTGTCAAACCTTCAGCAACAGCAGTGGCCATGGCACCAACGGTGTTAGCATCAAACACGCCGTATGGGCGATCCGATGTTGAAGCCTTCATTGCAAGAGATTGCTGACCAGAAGCAGATGCAGCACCAGAATGTGCAGTATTAGCTTCATTGTAGAAAGCTTCTTGACCGAATACACTGGCTGTAGCAGTACGGTCTGTGCCGTATGTAGTACGCATTGCGAAGATCATGCCTGTAGGACCAGTCATAGGCTGAACACCGCAAACGTCATAAGCGATAAGGTTAGGAAGCGAACGACGAACCAAGCTGATAAGGATTGGGTCGAAACCGGCAACAGGACCTGCATTCTGAGCATCAGCACCACCGAAACCGCCTGTACCAGCAGAGTTGGTTGGAGCAGCTTCAGTAATAACGCCTGCTTCTTTTGCCATTGCTTGAATTTGGTTTTCAAGAACGACAGCGGTAACTGCGCGTTTGTAAGGATCGGTGATCTTTGGAAGATCAGCGTGTTCTAGGACCGGAGCCCATTTCTTTTGAAGTTGTTCGGAAAGATACATCTAAATCTCCTTGTTTTTTTAATTAAATTCTTGTTGTTTTTGAGATTGACTGAACGATAGAATTCATGAAAGAGTCGGTAACGACTGCTTTCTGACCGTCTTCTACTTGTTCGTTAAGTTGATTTTCATCGGCTTTCTTTACACCTGAAGGAAAATAATTCTCGCGAATTGTCTCAAGTTTTGTTCTATATTCTTCCTCTGTGGAAAAATCTACACTCTCTGCGAGCGATTTAATTTTTTCAACTTGAGTTGCGGTTAAGCCTTCGCATACTTCATGTGTTACTACTTCTTTAAAAGCTTCAATGAGAGCAGCACGATACTCTACACCACGCTCAACTTCTTCGTTAAGTTTGCTTTCAAGTTCGTCAACTTTACTTGCCAATTCATCAACGAGGTCAACTTTTTCGGCAGGAACATCAATATAATGTTCTGCAAATAGGTTACGAAGACCACCAATGAAGTCTTCAGTAATTTCTGTACGAATACCTTTTTCGATTGCGATTTCGTTTTCTTCCATCCATTCTTCGACAACGTAACCAAGGTAATCATTTACTTTGTTTGTAAGGTCTTCTTTAAGGGATTCGATTGCTTCTTCTAACATAGAAGCATACTGACCTTCAATCTCTTCTTGAATTTGTGCTACGCGATCTTGTACGCGAGCTTCGAAAATTGTGGAAACTTTTGTTTTGAATTCTTCAGAGATTGTTGCATCATCAGAAAACAATGCATCAACATCCTCTTTCATCTTCTTTTTCCATTCCATCTTTTCGTCGATTTGTTCCTCTTCAGAAACAATCTCTTCATTTTCAACTTCTGTTTCTTCCATTTTAGCGGAAGCATCAGAAGATTTAGTTGTAGGTGCAGTTGCAGACTTGGATGTGAAAGTCATTTTGTGCGAATTATCATCAGGCTTAGCATTTTCTGGTGTTGGTCCACCAGCTACTTGAACTTCGCCATCTAGCTTTTGTGAAGGCATAGCATTCTTACCCTTACCAGCAGCAAGAATTTCCGCAGCAGCCTCGAAAAGTTTGTTAGTAGCCATTAGGAATCTCCTTTGTGTTTATTTATTTATAATTTTAAAGTTTTGATAAAAAGTTTTCGAAGAGGCGAATCGCCACTTGTTCAATATCTTTTCTTGAGGCTTTTTGTATAGCATGTTTGGTTCTAGCAATGTCAACTTCAACAAAACGACCCTCAACAAACAACCATTCTTTATTTTCCATAATACCATTTACGAAAGCACCTGGTGCAGAAGGATCTGCTACCACATCAGCAGCGGTAGCCAATCTAAAATCATCAGCAACAATGCTGATGCCGTCTTCACCTGGTATCAAAGAACCCATACCTCTTGAAGATACACCTAAGCTAACACCCGACTCGATGAAATTTTTTACGATGTTGCCATAAGGTGTATCGAGAACTTTTGCTTTACCGATGAATCTATTTTGATCGTCTTCAACTAAAGATTCAATCTTGATGCAAACTCTTTCTAAATTTAAATTGGGTGTGTCAGGATGACCTAACTCACCAAGAGCACGGTTTGCATCAATATATTCATTAGTGTAACGCTTAACTTCTTCTCTTAGAGTAGATATTCTATATTTTCTTCTATTTCTGTTAGCTTCTTCACCAACAAGAAATGGACCTTGAATATAAAGATTCTTTTTTCCTGATTCTGTAGTTTCGGTTAAATACTTAACCTCTTCTACGCTTTCTTTTATAAGCTTCATACGTTCTCCAAATTAGTGGAGTAGGTTGCGGTCTTTGACATTTCAATAACGATAGAACCACCAGTTGCAATCGTAACCACAACATTACCTGTGTTCGTGTTTGCAATAGAATAACCTAACTCATCAAATTTCATTTGACCTGATTGGGAAAGTGACAGCATAGGAGTAGGAGTTGCTCCTCTTCCTATGGTAATATAACCATTCGAAGACCAAAGAATTCGTTTGATATTAGCTGCACTTACAGTTTCTAAGTCGGTATTAGAAGATAAGTTATTAAGAGTAATTGTATATGTACCAGGATCGACCGCACGAATGATACTGGTACCTCTTAAATTGTTAACTACTTCGTATGGCATTTTATTTTATTCCCATTGATTTGCGGCGGCGCATAGACATTTTTCTTTTTAACAAAGTTCTATTCAGTCTTGCTCTGCCTTTTGTTTTCCAGTATCTCTTTAATTTTCTTGCTTTTTGTATTCTTTGTGCTGCTGGTATTCTTTTAACTGTACTGCCTGAAATTCTAAATCCTTTTACAGCAGAGCGTCTAACATTTCTCTGAACTGTTATTTGTCCTTTTGCATTTCTTCTAATGCGTCTTCTTATTCTTTGTATTCTTCCTTGTCTTACTATATTACCTTCAAGCAATTCTGAAATGTCATCTCCGTATATATCTGCCGACATTTCTCTTCTTTTTTCTTCCAATCTTTTAGAAGCAATAGCATTCAAATGTGCAAAAATATCTTCTTTTAAAGAAGTTAATTTGTTTTCTAAAATTTTATTTACTATACTCATTTAGATTTACTGAATGCAAAGTCTGCTGCTTTAGAAAAATGTGCAGGTGACTTATGAACCATATCTGCAAACTTCTTTTTATTTTCATCATTCAAAGCTTTATGCACTTGTGTAATAGCTGATGCAGTCAAATGATCTACCTTTCTTGTTTCACCTGAAGCAAATTTTACTGTTTGTGCAGATTTGCCATGAACTATCTTATGAAGAGTGTCCATGACTGCTTCTGTTTGAATCATGCCTGCCTGATCGTCAACAAAAGGAACAACAAAATCTTTATCCAATTTATCGCTATGATAAACAGCAACTTTTATATTATTTGGATATAAACGTACACCTGTTCTTTTCAAAATAAGAACATAAGGAGGTTCTTTAGTAATCGCTTCACTGATATCAAATTGTTCTTTTACTTCTTTCTTTTCATCTTTGTCGAAATGTAATCGGTGAGCTTTTACTTTTTTACCTGATTTTGAAAGTTTATAGTCAGCAGTATCAACATCCTCTTTAACTGCGGTTCTAGTTTGACGGAAAATTTGTGGATTGTTTGTAATAACATCCACCATTTTATTAAAAAGATTTTGAATGATAGCTCTATCAGCAGGAGTAAAAGAAGGTTTTTCTTCTCCCATCTTATCCAAAATTTGATGCATTCTCTGTACTTGTGCTTTGTTACCTAAACCAGCACGAACTAAAGCATCAAACTTGCTATAGTCTTTTTTTTCTTCTTCGAGGATTTGTTTAAAATCGTCTAAAGATTTCATTCGGTAGTTTCGCCTTCTTCCGTTTCCACTTCTTGTTCAGGTTCTTCTTCTCGCCCATTAAAAAGTGTAGAAGCAACTTCTTGTTTTTTGGCTTCAAGTGCTTCTAGTGCGCGAGTAGAAAGCAATTCTTCAAGTGCATCTTTAGCTTCTGCTGATTGACCAGCAGCAAGCATATCTAAAAATTGTCTTGCATCCATAATATCTCCTTATCTATTATTTAGAACTCGACTAAATCGTTTTACAACACTATCAAGTTCTGGTGTGTCCGACTCTTCATCTCCTCTTTCTGCAACATTATTTTCTGGAGGAAATTGTTCAGGTGTCACTTCTTCTTGTTGACCTTGTTGCATCATTTGATCTGGTTGACCAGGTATCTGTGGTTCTGGTTCAGAATCAATTTCTTTTTGCATTTCTTTTATTTCATCATCATCTAAATGAAGCACATGTTTTTTAACCCACATTTGTGAAAAATAACGACCAACATACGGATCAACTAATCCTAAAAGCTGTAATCTATTTTGCCAAAGTTCAGCTTCTTTTAGCTCGGTAAAATTGTTATCTTTTTTGTATTCATAGTAGACAACATCTCTAAATTCTTTCCATTCTTCTTTAGTACAAATACCTTTTAGAACTAATTGTGTTTCTAAGGCTTCATCGAAAATTCTGGAAAATTTATTACGAATCTTTTCGATGAATTTGTTAAATTTTAATTCATCTCTAGTAACTTCTGTTGTTCTTCCCAAACCAACCAAACCACCACTCTGCGCTTCTAGTCTGGAGTAAGGAACATTCATAGACTGATACAATTTTTTCTGGAAGTAGAGAACATCATCCATTTGCCCAAGATTCTGCCCAGCAGGTAAAGTTGTAATTTCTGTACCTTTACCACCTTCTCTACGAGGCAACCAAAAATCTTCAAGCATCGAAAGATGTTTTCTGTCATCTCGAAGTTCACCGGTCTGTGCATCGTAAACCATTTTGTTACGATACTTGACCATAATGTCGCGAATATATTGTTCAGCTTTACCTTTTGGAAGATTACCAACGTCAATGTAAAATACTCGACGTTCTGGTGCTCTGCTGATTCGATAAATGACCGTAGCATCCTCAATCATTCTTAATTGATTGAGTGGCTTGATTGCTTTGTGTAAAAATGAAATGACGAATGTATTTTTTGCATCCATCAAACCTGAATTAATATTGATTACAGATTCGGGAGCAATTCTTAATCCTTGATTTGCTGCTGCGGTAAAAGACTGAGTGGTTGTGCCTCGATCATTATAGATATAATATTCGGCTATGGATTTAATTATTTCTGCACCAGTCTTTGGATCTCTTCCTTTTTGAACTTCACGAACTTTACGAATCTTTCTCGGATCGATATAGCGAAGTTCTTTAATACCTTCTTTAGGATTATTCTCATTTACAATTACATGATAATAAATTCTTCCGTCAATATACCAACGTCTGAATATATCATCAGCTAAATTTGAGAAGTTTAGCATTTTTAAAATGTTGTCAAACTCTTCTCGAATTTTTTTCTTAATGGATTCTGGTTGCTTCAAATCGTCCATAATAATTTCAACAACTCTTCCATCTTTGTCATGTGAAATTGCTTCATCGACGATTTCTGTAATTGCTTGATCACATTCCGGATGATTCGACATCTCTCTATAACGAGTTATAAGTTCTAGTTCATTACGAACAGAACCTTCTAGGTCAATATAGGTTCCAAAATGTGCATTTTGTGTGATGGTAACTGCACCATCGTCGAGAGAATCGGTAGGTAAAGCGAACGAGGCCTGTTCAGGAATTTCTTTCTGAACTATATCTTTTTGCCCTAATGTGAAACCAAATAGTTTTATTGCCACTTATTTTCCTTTTTCATTATTAAAAAGGAGGAGCAATTGCTCCTCCCTTATCAAACTACTGCGTCCTCTATTGATTCCCACCACTGATATGTCAAGTTGACTGAGAATTCTTCGATGGTATCGTTAGAACCCCAATCAACATCAATAGCGGAAATGTCTGTTGGAAATAAGCCAATAAATTTATATTTTTTGAGAATGTTTCCTGCTTTCCCATACTGACGAACTTCACCATCTACGCTATAACCTAAAGCAGTTGCAGCAGCAGGATTTCTAACATTCAAACTGTGGCTATTAATTCCATTTAGCCATCTTTCAAAAGCATTACGAATTACAAAGTCTTCATCATTGATAATTGTGACTGTCCAATCTGTGAAGGTTCTGTTACCAGCAAATTTAAGTTCGCGACCGAAGTATTGAACTGGAACAGCACCAATAGTAGAACCAGGTAACTGAGCAGTCTTACACATGAACGACATTTTTGTTTGTGCATTTCCTGGCAATGAGAAGGCTGGGAAAGGAAGCGTAACCTCAAATAGATTTGGGCGTGCTCCATCTCCCTGCATCTGAGAGCGGAATTCGTTAATGTTAAAAGCCATTTAATTTATCTCCTATCTCTCTTATTTATTAGAATCTTCCGACAACTTCTTCAAACGCAACACCCGTTCTAACAGCAACGAAATTGAGTTGAATAAAGTTAATCGAACGAGCAGGTTTAATATAGATGTCACCGATAAATTCATTGCGATCAATAACTTCAGGTGTGTTATTTGTAATATCGCAAACAACACGGAAATCATAAATGCCGCGGCGACCCTGGACTTCTCTTAGGTATGGCTCAACAAGATTTACAAAGGCTGCGCGAGTAAATTCATCATTGAATTCAAACAGAGATGAACGTGCTGCGCGAGCAATAGATTTCTCAAGAACAATAAACAAACGACGAACATTGATTCTGTCAAATGCACTTGGTCTGCTTAAAAGAGTCTTATCGCCATATAGAATAGTACCTTCACCCGGGAAAGTAACTACAGGATTGACACCAACTTTGTACAAAGCATCTCTATTAGCTTTGGTTGGATTCCATGCTAACTTAACAACATTCTTGATAATTCCTCTGTTTACGCCTGCTGGTGAGAACCAAGGATCACGCTCACTGTCGGTACGAGCGCAAAGCCCTGCAATGTCTCCGTTTAATGGAATCCAACGATAAACATCGTTATATTTGTCGTATTGGTATTTCCATCCGCTATCCATCACTGCATAGGAAGATTTTGTGTAAGTTCCAGCAGTAGAAGCAACATCGGTATCTTCACTGCCAGAATTGTCAACTACATCACTAAATTCTGGTGAAACAAACACGACACAATCTTTTCTCGATTCTGCTATACCAATTAAATAATTTGGTGTATCGGTACCAGTTGTTGCTCCTGCCATCAGAAGAGATACATCTACAGAGTCAGGATTTTCAAACAAATCTAAAGATGTATTGACATTAGCTGCCGAAGCTACAGCATCTACACCACCAGCTAAGTTATATATTGCATTAGCGGCAACAGGTGCTGAGGTATAACTTGCGATATTGGTTGTTGCCTGTCCCCAATTCGTATTACCTACATGCCCACCCCACCAGATATATTTTGATCGACTATTTAAAACATCTTTATAATAGTTGCTTGATCCATCAGAATTTTTAGCATCACTCGCTTTAGATACATAACCAAATTTTTCAAGAACAGTATTCGCTGTTCCAGAAATTGCTCCGGATCTATCAATTACAATAATATGTAACTCATCATCTGTTGAACTATTTCCGGAAGCATAAGCAGAAGTTCCTGGTGTAGAATCGAATTGGTTTTCATATGTCCAACCAGAATATGAAGATGAATCTACGAAAGAAACACGTATCGAATTTCCTAATGTTCCTGGGTATTTTGCGTAAAATAAGTTTGCGGAGTTAGCACTATGATTTACAAGATAATCATTTTCGTTTTCAATCAAGACTGGAGTTCCGGTGGAAATAGTAGCGTTTAGAGCACCACTTCCAACTGATCTGATAACTCTTAAATCTGTACCATATGCAAGGAAGTTTGCACATGTGAAAAATGCATTTGCTGTATTATCATCAGGTTTACCAAAAACCTGTGCTAATTGGAGTTCGTTGTTGATAACCGTAACTTCGTTGACTGGTCCCCACTTGAAATATCCAGCAAAACCACCCACGGTAGTTGCAACAGACGGTACAACTGTTGTCAAGTCTACTTCGGAGACATTAACTCCTGGTGACAGTTGAAAAGCCATTTTCTGTTCTCCTTATTTTATAGAACTTTTTTATTTTCCTATTTATTATTTTAGAAAGTTGAAGGTATATACCCACGATTTCTTACTGTTGTCCACAAATCTCTTCCATCAGATTCTCTTTCTTCTTGTAGACCGTCATTTAATTCACCTATAGGCAACATTTCTTCTTCTAACTGAAGATTTCTTTCTTCTAAAAGTCTCTGACGAACATCTGAATCCGTCAATTCTCTGAAATAGCTTTGAACTGTTAACCAAGAAAACAATACTAAAGTCATTACAATATCATCATTATTTCCTTCTTCTGCCTTGTACGAATCTTTATCTCTTACAAAAGTATTAAATTCTGCGATGGTATCAAAATCATTCGTAACTAACTTATCCGTTTCAATTAGAGTTTTTAAGTTAGCACATCCTATTTTCTTTACCGATTTGGATGTCTTAATTCCATATGATGCTCCTTTTTTAAATCCTGATGCTATATGAACACCTTTTATGTCGTGACTTTCTATTCTGAAAATGTTTTCATACTCTAAATCATAATGTAAAATGTCAACAACTTGTTGCCCAACATTATTTGTTTCTACAAGTATAAATGCTCGATTATATCTATTCGCTATATTATAGACATATGTAGGAAAAATCAAAGGTGATATCTTATTGTCTCTATATTTTGCAACGTGCTTATAAGGAAGCTCGGTCACATCCAATATTGAAACAACGGAATAATCTCTATCAACTCCTTCAGCACAATCTACTATAGCAATATACGTATGCCCTTTCTTAGGTTCTTCGTAGATATCTATATTTTCTTCTTTTTTAATCGGATTTGTGAATACTAAAGTTTTAAGTTTAGCTCCAGGAATTAATGTCGCACTTGATCCTATAAATTCAGTTTCAAATTCTTGTCTGAACTGTTCTTCGCTTGTGTTGCGAATGGTTTCTTCTCTCCACTTTTCATCTCTTCCTGGAACCATCGACCAATGAACTTCAAAAGGAACATAAAGTGAACGTTTCTCTACGGCATCCGTCCACATCTTATAGAACTGATTTAGACCATTCGGTGTTGAGACAATGATAACTTTGGTTGTATTACCTGAAGATATAACAGGGTACGTAGCAGTAAAGAATTCCACTGCCATGTTTTGTGGGACGAAGGCAAATTCATCTAAGAAAATTAAATTGTAAGAACCACCTCGAACACCTGAAGAACTTGTAGCATAAGCAGAAATTTCGGAACCATTTTCAAGAACAATGTTGCCTTTATTCCACTCCAAAATTCCTTGTTGGAGCCAAATCGGAAGAAATTCATAAGCATACTTTATTCTTCCTAAAATATCTCTAGCAAGATCACCTTTATTCGCTAAGATAGCAATCTTATAATCATCAGTAAATAGAATCGACCAAAGCATGAATGCTGCAACGGTAGTAGTCTTACCTACCTGACGAGGCATCTTACATATGGAGAAACGATTACTATGAAAACCTTGAACCATTTCCTCTTGGAAAGGCCACATTTCAAAAGGAACAAGACCTTTATCTACGTTAACAATTCGAACGTACTTTTTGATAAAGTAAAGAGGTTCTTTAATACATTTAGTAATCTCAATTAGTTGATCTCGGGAGTATTCAATTTCTACTCCCGATCTTTTTAAATTTGGATTACCTAGATAGCCACCTGCTGACATTACTTAGTTAAACTCTTCAACATCCAAGCGTGTTTTTGATGTGCATCTAAAAGTTCTTGTAGAAAGTTGCTTATCGCAGACTCATCAGCAACATCAGCAGCAGCAATACCCGCTCTCAAATGAAAAATATATTTGTCATTAGATTGTGCTAAATCTCTTAACATTGTCATAGCATCAGGAATATTTTCGTTTTCCAAAACATCAGACAATTCGTGTATTCGTGATAAATTTGCTGGAGCATAAGCACCCAACATACG